ATAATCACGTTTATGGTATGAGAGGATCTAATGGGGGAATTGTTAACCAATTAAGACTCGGACGTCCGAAAGGTTCAACTTTCGGTTATGAAGATTCCGCATTACCGTCTTCTGGTAATAACTGGTTAGCTGAAAGACCTCTCAGTGGAAGTGTTTCTGATATGGTAAAGGGCGTTTATCCTGTTAGAAGAAAAGAGAATAGAGTTCAGATTAATCCATTTATATCATATCAGTCTAAACCCTCGCGTATTATCGAACGTGACGGATATCTATATGTTATGAATTCTATCGTATATAGAACCTTGGATCATATAGGCCCAAACAAGCAGGGCTTGCCCGACGAAGCGATCATGAACCGTGCAGATGGAGATGGTGAAGCTGAGGAGATTACTGATATTGCTGCAGCAGAGATAGTTAAGCTCGTAGAATCAAGTGGTGAGGTTGTGTGGACTCGCTATATCACTGGTGACGTAATTCCGACAGCAGATCAATACCAAACTTATGACTATAATACGAATCCAACGCAATTAAATTCTTACGGGGATCCAGTTTCGTTTATACCGATTCGATTTGAAATGTCGGCTGACGGACAACATCTATACTTGGTGGATCCTACTTCTTCAGCTAAGGGATTCATCGATGCAGGTAGCTTGCTTAGTTCTAATGGATTTACTAGATCTAATGCACCACTTATAGTTAAAATGGATATAGATGGTAATTTAATCAATTCCAAAATATATCATAACAAAAAGGTAAGAAGCACCTGGTCTGAAGGTGGTGTAGCTCAGATTATACCTTTAGATAATAATGATATCGTGACAGTCAGTGAAGCGTTTATGCCGCTACCCTCTACTGCCCCGGATAACCTACCTCCTCCCGAGTATACTAGTGGTCATGACGTTGCATTAACTGTAGTTCTATGGGATTCTGATTTAACTCCCAAAGCTGGTATAAATATCAGTCACGGAGACGTCTTTGATGAAGATGAATATACGTGGTGGTATGACTATACTGAAAGAAATGCTTTCGGAAAAGATAACTCTGGAAATATAATTATTTCGGGAATGGCTGTAGATGACGATCTATACCAGGTTCTTAACGCACAACCGAACGGTTTTTATAGTCAACAAATATACAGGAACTTTATAACTAAATTACCCGTACAGCTTCTCGATCATGTACAAAACGGATTTAATCAATATTGGGATCAAAGAGTTGATAGCGATAATCCGATCGGTGGAGCATCCTTAGGAATGTACATCTACTCTGCCGATTCAGCGGGAGATTACAATACTGTCTTCGAAACATATGACGGTAAGGTACATATGGACAGTGCAATCGATTGGATTAACTCAGTTCAGTTCTTCTTACCCGAGACCCGCACAAATAGGTATAAGATTAGAACTTTCTCTGAACAAAGTACTATCGGAAAAGGTACAGGTAAACACGCAGCGATCGTTGATGATACCGGCAATTACGGACTAAGAGACTTCTCTGATGCAGTAAGACCTGGACATACTATGGATAAGTTTATCACTAAATTGTAATAACGGAAAAATAAAAACACATAAATAGTGATGTAACTTTTATAAGGGATTCACTATGGCTGTAAACTCCAGAGACGAATTAGTTGATTACTGTCTAAGAAAGCTCGGATCTCCTGTTATTGAGATCAACGTCGATCCTGATCAGGTTAGCGATCGTATCGACGAGGGTTTAGACAAATATCAGGAATTCCATTCCGACGCCACCGTCCGCATTTTCTTAAAACATCTTGTCACTTCAACTGACATAACCAATGGTTATATCACGCTTCCGAATGATACTATCTTCGTGAAAAGAATGTTTTCAAATGGTAGCGGATTCTCGAGTGGCAGAGGGATGTTCGATATTAAGTATCAAATGATTCTAAACGATATCGCATTCATGAACAGTTATGTAGGGGATCTTTCTTACTTTACTCAGATGCAGCAGTATTTAAGTCTACTTGATACTGCTATTAACGGTCTACCTCTTGTCACATTTAGTCGTAATCAGAATAGACTCTATATCCACGGAGACGATCTGGGAACGGACATTAAAGAGGGTGAATATATCGTAGTTGAAGCTGACCAAATTATTAATCCTGAAACCTATACATCAGTTTACGATGACATGTGGTTAAAGAAGTATGTCACTGCTTTAATTAAAAGACAGTGGGGATCGAACTTGATTAAGTTTGAGGGTATGCAGCTTCCAGGTGGTGTTACCTTAAACGGAAGACAACTATACGATGACGCAATTCAGGAGATAGAGAGATTAGAGGAAGAGCTTAGACTCACGTTTGAACTTCCTGTTGATTTCTTAGTGGGGTAATAAATGGCCACGAATCCTTATTTCTCCCAAGCGGTTAGATCCGAGCAAGGTCTTTACGAAGATATTGTGATCGAATCCCTGAAAATGTACGGGCAAAATATCTACTATCTTCCTCGTGACATTGTGAACGAGAACAAAGTTTTTGCAGAGGATGTACCGTCTACATTTAACTCTTCTTATGTTATAGAAATGTATATTGAAAACATAGAAGGGTTTGACGGAGAAGGAGATCTGTTTACACGATTCGGTGTAGAGATTCGAGATCAGGCTACCTTTATCGTATCAAGACGTAGATGGTCGCAGACAGTCGGCAGACCCGATAATGATATTACAGAGGATAGACCAAGAGAAGGTGACCTGATCTATCTTCCAATGACGAATAAGATCTTCCAGATCATGCACGTAGAGCACGAGCAGCCATTCTATCAACTTAGCAATCTACCAGTCTATAAACTACAGTGTGAGCTATTCGAATATAACGATGAACAGTTTGATACTGGCGTGCAGAATATTGACAGAGTAGAAAATACGGGATATACCTTATCACTTACACTTGCAGATAGCGACGGATCTTATATTGTAGGTGAAACTGTAACCCAGACACTTGCAAGTGGCGTAACTGTAAATGGTGAGGTTGTTTACTATAACGATTCAGACAATATCGTTAAACTAGCGCATATTGGTTCCGACGATGGTAACTATCATACCTTTACGAATGGTAGAATTACTGGAAGTGATTCTCTTGTCAGTCGCGTAGTCATATCACAAACTGATGAATATGCACAAAGAACTGCACAGAATGAAACGTTCCAAGCATCCAATCTATCCTTCCTTGACTTTTCTGAGGACAACCCATTCGGAGAACCTAGCTAATGTTAAAATTTAAAAAATACATTTCTGAAGGGATTAGTCTCAAATTGATCCGTGGAAAAGACATGGACGTTTTGAAAATGTGGGATACGAAAGAAAAAGGATGGGTTGAACTTAGAGGTAAACCTAATTTTGAAACTAAGTATGATCCAAAAGATCCGTTACATAAAGCGATTCGGATGCTGGGTAAATCTGCTAATATATCTGATTTCGTAAACGGTGACGAGGTGAACATTAATCCGAATCATCCTGATGCAAGAAAAGCTTTGAGAACAGTTAGAAGGTTAATGAAATAATGTTTGGAGACCATTTTTATCATCAAAGGTTAAGGAAAGCCGTAGCGACATTCGGCTCACTTTTTAACAACCTTTACGTATTACGTAAGGATTCTAGTGGTAATGTAATCAGTACAGTACGGGTACCATTGTCGTACGCACCTAAGGATAAGTATCTCGAGCGTATTCGTGAGAACCCGGATCTCAACAATGATACATCAACAGCTATTAAACTGCCTCGTATGTCGTTCGAGATTACTAGCTTCCAGTACGACTCACAGAGACAAGTTCCTAAAACAAATAAGTTCGGGGTTATTGATACCAATACAAATAAAAAAGTTTTCTTTGCCGGTGTTCCATATAACATCTATTTCCAATTAAACATCTATGCAAAGAACCAAGATGATGCGCTGCAAATGGTTGAACAGATCATTCCATATTTCAGTCCGCAATATAGCGTTACAATTAGACCTTTTGAAAACTATTCTTCGATTAAAGAGGATGTTCCGATTACGATCATGTCATCTTCGTTTACTGATGATTTTGAAGGTGGTGTAGAAACTCGTAGAACGATCATATATACATTAGAATTTGAGATGAAAGCGATGTTCTATGGTCCAATAGGTGATCAGAGCATTATCCGTCAGACTCAAACGAACTTCTTTATACTTCGTCCAGATGATCAAGATTCCGATGAAGCAGTCTCAAACGTATTCATAACTCCTGATCCTGTGGATGTCAACCCTGATTCTGATTTTGGATTCGATATTACTGTAATTGATAAAATAGGTTGAATATGGATGATTCTGATAAGCAAATACAAGATGACTTTGAACATTCGAGAAAGGTCTATCTTGATTTAATAGCGGTTGGCCAGGAAGCACTTCAGGGTATGCTGGATGTTGCTGATGAAACCCAACACCCACGATCATTTGAAGTATTAGGTGGTTTAATAAAACACGTCAGCGATGTGAATGATAAACTTATGGATATTCATAAAAAGAAAAAAGATATCCAGAAAAAAGATCTTCCAGCATTACCAGCCGGTGGGCAGACTACAAATAATCTTTTTGTCGGTTCAACTGCTGAATTACAGAAGATGTTAGTATCTCAAAGAAAAGAATCTGAGAATATAATTGATATAAAAGAATACAAAAAAGATGAGTGACTCATATAATGGTAACGCCAACGTCAAAGCGGATGGTGTTATTCATAATTTTATCCAAGAGGAAATCGAAGAGTATATAAAATGTAGCAAAGATGCTTCCTACTTTGCTAAAACTTACTGTAAGGTAATCTCTCTTGATAAAGGTCTTGTTCCTTTTAACTTGTACCCTTATCAGGAAAAGATGTTCGATCATTTCAATGACAATAGATTTTCTATTGTTCTTGCATGTCGTCAGTCCGGTAAGTCTATCTCTTCTGTTGCTTATCTTCTATGGTACTCTATTTTTACTCCTGATAAGACTGTTGCAATCCTAGCGAACAAAGGCGACACCGCACGTGAGATGCTCGCACGCGTGACGCTCATGCTCGAGAATCTACCTTTTTTTCTACAGCCAGGTACAAGAGTTCTGAATAAAGGTTCTATCGAATTTTCGAATAACTCTCGTATTATCGCACGAGCAACTTCAGGTAGTTCTATTCGTGGTATGTCTGTTAACCTACTCTATCTCGACGAATTTGCATTCGTTGAACGTGCTACTGAATTCTATACTTCAACTTATCCAGTTGTATCAGCAGGTAAAGATACAAAGGTTATTATTACGTCCACAGCTAACGGTATTGGTAATCAGTTCCATAAGATCTGGGAAAGTGCTGTACAGGGAGTAAGTGAATATAAACCGTTCCGTGTCGACTGGTGGGATGTACCAGACCGTGATGAAGAATGGAAAAAGAAAACAATTAACAATACATCCCAGCTACAATTTGACCAGGAATTCGGTAATACATTCTTCGGTACCGGGGATACGCTGATTGCTGCTGACACTCTTATGTCGCTAAGAGCTATGCCTTATAAGATGAGAACTGCTGATGACGTTTTAATCTATGAGGAAGCAGAAAAGGGTCATGAATATATCATGATGGTAGATGTAGCAAAGGGAAGAGGTCTGGATTATTCTACGTTTAACGTAATCGATGTAACATGTAGACCTTGGAAACAGGTCGCAGTTTATCGAAACAATCTTATCTCTCCTATCCTCTTCCCCAATGTTATTTATAAGTACGCGAATTCTTACAATGAAGCTTTAGTGATTATTGAGAGTAATGATGCAGGACAATTAGTCTGTAACGGTCTTTATATGGATTTAGAATATGAAAATATGTTTGTTGAATCTGCAGTAAAAGCTAACTCTTTGGGTATTAACATGACCCGTAAAGTAAAAAGGATTGGATGTTCTGGATTTAAAGACGTACTTGAAAATAATAAATTAGAAATAGTAGACGAAAATACTATTTTAGAAATATCTACATTCGTTGCAAAAGGTCAATCATATGAAGCAAGTGACGGTAATCATGATGATTTGGTAATGAATTTTGTTCTATTTGGATATTTTATCAGTACAAGCTATTTTGCTGACTTAACTGATATTAATATTAAGCAAATGTTATTTGAGCAGAATATGAAAGAGATTGAAGACGACGTATTACCATTTGGATTTATATCAAACAGCCAGGACGAAATCGCAGCGGAAGAAGCTGCTTCGAAGGCTAACGACGGATGGGGTGAATGGGCATTAGACCCGTTTGATCGTAATTTTTGATTATTATAAATACAATTAGGTGAATATTCGTATTATGATAAAAACCCGTATAATTAAGGAGAAAATCCAATGGCATTAGGTATACCTTCATATTCTCCTGGTGTGCAGTTTAGAGAGATTGATATTACAGGATCAGTCGGCAACAGTCCAACCTCTACAGCTGTTATTTCAGGAAATTTCAATTGGGGTCCGGTTGCAGTACCAGTCTTAGTCGGCGACGAAGAAGGCTTGGTTTCTACATTTTCCCGTCCCGATGAAAACAATACCGTGGATTTCCATAGCGCTTCCTATTTCTTAAAGTACTCAGACGGTCTTTATGTTATTCGCGAAGTAGATGGCGATTCCGCTTTATCCACAACGGCAAAGAATGCTCACGCAACTGTTGGCGTTACTACAATTTCATTCATCCCGAATAAAACAGCTTTTGATAATATTCTGGATACAATTGATAACTTTTCAGGCGACTCTGATGGTGATCCGAATCTTGAAAGAGGTCACTCACTCGTCGCTCGCTATCCAGGTGAAATCGGCAACAGCTTAGAGGTACAAGTTTGTAACTCACATGCGACAGACAGTTCTTTCGATAACTGGGAATATAAAAACACATTCGACGCTGCTCCTGGCACTTCTTCATACGTTGAAGAAAGAGACGGTTCAAACGACGAGATCCACGTGGTTGTCGTTGACAAGAATGGCAGAATCACTGGTACAAAGGGAACTGTCCTTGAAACGTATCCATTCGTTTCTCTTGCTAAAAATGCAAGAAAGCCAGATGGGTCTACAAACTACGTAGCAAATGTTATTAATGATCAGTCAAGCTATATCTATTGGGTATCTGCTGGTTCATCTCTAGCATTCGATTCTGATGAATGGGGCTTAGCTTCAAACATCGGCACAAATGCTACAGTAGGTGTAACGAAGAACTTTGGCGGTTCACTTAGCACTAAGACGTTTACGTTCAATGTTGGTGCTAACTCAGGTGCTCTATCAGTTTCTGACCATATTCGTGCATTCGATAGGGTCGAAGACGCAGAAACTACTGACGTAGATATTCTAGTCGCACCTGGCCTAACAGCTACAGATGATCAGAAAACAATGATCAACGACCTAGCATCTATTGCAGGATCTGTTCGTAGAGACGCAGTTGCAGTTTCCTCACCACCACGTAACACTATTGTTGGTACAAATGCTATTAATAGCAGTACGATCACAAATAACATCGTTTCATGGGCAAATAGCGTAACATCATCTTCATACGTACTCCTAGATAACAACTATCTCAAGGTGTATGATAAGTATAACGACAACTACATCCAGATTCCGGCTGCTTCTTCAACTGCTGGTCTTATGGCTGCTACTGATCGTGATGCTGCTCCATGGTATTCACCAGCTGGTTCACGCCGTGGTCTATATCTCGGTGTAACAGATCTTGCTTGGAATCCTGAGACGAAGACCAACAGAGACACACTTTATAAAGCAGGTGTCAACCCGATCGTTAATATAGTCGGTCAAGGTCCAACCCTATATGGTGATAAAACCAAACTCGGAAGACCAAGCGCATTCGATCGTGTCAACGTTCGTCGTCTATTCCTAAAGCTTGAAAAGGACATTACGGAATACGCGAAAAACCTTCTGTTTGAATTCAACGATGAATTCACAAGAGCAGAATTTGTTGGTGTTGTTGAACCGTATCTCAGAGACGTCAAAGCTCGTAGAGGTATCTACGACTACAAGATAGTCTGTGATGAAACAAATAACCCACCATCAGTCGTTGACGCTAACGAATTTATTGCAAGCATCTTCGTCAAGCCCGCCCGTTCAATTAACTACATCACTCTCAACTTTGTTGCAGTTAGATCCGGCGTGAGCTTCGAAGAAGTTGTTGGCACGGTATAATAGGAGACAACAACAATGGTTTTAAGCATTAGCGACTTTCAGAAAAACGTAAAGGGTGGCGGAGCAAGAGCGAACCTCTTTGTCGCCACTCTTAACAATCCAATCGGAGAGAAAACTTCCGAGGCTTCTCAGTTTTTGATAAAGACTGCAGAACTTCCAGGTTCAACAATTACACCTATCATCATTCCTTTCCGTGGTAGACAACTTAAGATCTCTGGGGATCGTACATTCGATCCGTGGACAGTAACTGTTATCAACGATAACGA